TTTATAAAACGTATAACCAGAAATCTGGGTTAGACTACTAGCCAATTGCGTATACGGAACAACACCAGTATTCAAACTACCCATACTGGTCTCCGTAGCTAAAGCAATATGAACAAACCCTGTGGTATTTGTAGGAGCAAATGGACAAGACAAACGAATGGCATGGGCTACAGGGCGACTAGCTTCAAACTGACTAGAAAATGATGTAGCCTGAGGCATAGAACTAATAGTAACAGAACCAGTAGAAAACACCCAAGTATTCGGTGTATTACCAGTAGCTGTCACTTGGGATCCGTACACACTAGGATAAAAAGCCCAAGCATGAGCAGAACTTGGAAGAGAAGCACTAGCAGTTGTCAACGGGAAATTACACTGAATAGGAGTAGAAACAGATGGAATAGTAGAACTATCAGGAATCTTTCCGCCAAAATACTTTGGCTCAAAGGGATCAGCCTGAGCCATCACAAACTTCTCACCGGGTGTTGGTTGTGACGGACAGTCGCAATTATATGCGACACGTGTTGACTGAGCTCTACGACTAGGACGCATGCTTCGCATGACACGAGGCGTACGGCGATAGAGAGGGGCCTGACGATACGATGTTCGGCGGGCCGAATAGCGACGGGGTCGACGCCGAGTCGTATAACGACGGGTCGAACGACGATACGGCGGCATGTTCTTCAGGGTAGGGTTAGTTCCAGACGGTAAAAAAGAAACTGAATAGAACTAGAAAAGAGAAGAAAAGGGAGATGAGTAAACTAGAAGAAAGAAGGAGAGAGAGGGGAACAGGAAGCCAGCGCGCCCCGATCAGCCAATCAGAAGGCTGGACGGTGGCATGCGGCAACCTGTGGTCTAGGTAATAATAGGGATTTCTGCGTGCCACGCAGCTCCCCCTCGGCCTTCGGCCGACCTAGACCACAGAGCCATAACACAATATGACTCAGAGAGCTAAAGCGTGGTGTTTCACACTCAACAACTATGGGGATCAAGATGAGCGCATGTTGCAAGGACTCGAGTGTCGATACATTGTTTACGGGAGAGAGACGGGAGAAAGCGGGACGCCGCACCTCCAGGGATACGTGTTCTTCTCAGAGCGTAAGACGCTTTCGTCGGTACGACGTGTTATCCCCGGGGCACATCTATCAGTACGAGGTGGCACTCATAAGCAAGCCAGTGACTATTGCAAGAAAGACGGAGACGTGTACGAGAGGGGGGATCCTCCCATGGATGAAGCAGAGATCAGAAAGAAAGGAAATGAAGCAAACGCAGAGAAATGGAAAGCAATCAGACAGTACGCCATCGTCGGGGATATGGAGTCTATCGGACGAGATCATCCCAAAGAGTACATCCAGCTCAAGCCTCGACTTGAGTCCTTGTACGCCCCAAGGAACGAGCCATTGGATGGAGAGCTACTACACGAGTGGTGGGTCGGCCCTACCGGTACAGGGAAATCCAGGCTTCTATGGAAGCTCTACCCGGATCACTTCGCCAAGTCCATCAACAAGTGGTGGGACGGCTATCGATTCGAACCTGTTGTCGCAATCGAGGAGTGGTCACCGGACAACGGGGTTACCGCCCAGGCATTAAAACGCTGGGCTGACCGTTATCCTTTCAGTGGAGAAATCAAGGGTGGAGTACTCCAACGCTTGAGACCGAAGAAGATCATAGTACTAAGCAACTACACGATGGAACAGTGTTTTCCGCGTCACGAGGACCTCGCTCCACTGACACGACGGTTCAAGGTGATTGACTTCCCGAACGGGGAAAGTCATGCTGGGTTCAGGGCTGCCTGGTTTAACAACCCACCAGCACACAGTCTAACTGTGTCTGATACCACTGAAGACTCAGAGATGTTCGACATCGAAGATGACGAGACTGTACTCAATTTGGATTTTCTATATTCACAGGAGTAGGGTTAGTTTTGTCTTGAAGTGTCTCTGCGACACTCCGCCTTTTATACCAGTTGTGTTTTGTTTATGGGGTTTTAATTTGGTTTTTAGGGTTTTTGTTGGGGGTGTGTATCACCCCCTCCCGCGACCTTCGCTTCGCTCCGGTGCTAAAAGCCCCCCAAGGGGGGCCTTTTTAGATAGATCATTCTGGTTGCGGCAGAAATGAGGCAAGCGATGTGGCGTCGGTCGGAAACCTCCCTCGCTTAAATATTATGTTCAACAGGGTTAGGGTTAGTCACTACTTTAGCCTTCGCTACGCTTCGTCAGCATACGTTATTAGTTAGGGTTAGGGTTGAACTATACGTTGAAGTATACGTTATATGTAGTGTGGTACACATACCTATACATACAAAAACTAAGTAGTATTGGATTATACTTATATACACTATACTATAGAGTACACTACTAATGTGCGTCCCCCCCTATATACAGGGGGACGTAGTGGATGGAAGTGGACGGTGGGGTACAGGGTGCCATGTAACCAACCTCACTTCTCAATTTGCTGAGTAACCAGCAAGTGTAACCAGTATGCCGTTCGTCCCAAACAAGTTGAGTCCTCCGTCACCTGATTCGTCCAACGCTGTGTTGTACGAGATGATGCTGTTCTACAAAGCCAGCATGGAGAATGCCCAAGCTCAATCAATGCTCGATCGGGTTGAGGTACGCCGTGCGAGGATTGGTGCTCAGATGGCATCTCAACGATTGCTCGAAGCAATCAGACGTCAGGATATCCAGACGACACGTCGACTGTATGCAGAGCATCGTCTTGTGTTGAAACATGAGAAAGCTCATGAGCTCAAGTTGAATACGCGGACCGTGATGAGACGTATTGCAAAGGAACGAGCGCGGAACCCTGGTCAGCAGTCCGTGCAGTTCCTAGCGGAGATTGAACAGCTCGAGATGCGAGCTGAAGAGATCATCATGGAACAAGATGCGATCCCGATCTTGGAAGATGATTTGGAAATCGAGTTGTTCGCGACAGAAATATTAGCGGGCGATGGAGCAGCGACTCCAATCGACCTTACGGGTGAAGAAACGACAGAAGAGGAAGACAACTAAGAGCGATTAGATTACTATACAAATATAAAAACTAAAACTACAATTCATCATGGTCCAATTCCTCATTTGGACCAATGAAATCAGGGGTTCGGAACAGACGGTTAGTTCGAACTAATTCAGTACGTCCAGGTGGGCGCCTGATATTCTCGTAGCGTTGAGCACGCCGAGAGTTACTACCGGGGTAACTACGTAGTACGGTACTACGCCAAGTACGAAGTGGGTACGCTGGAGGAGGGTTACGTAACGCCAACGTAGTTACGGAAGACGATAATTGGGATGAACCTATTCAATAAGTAAGCGGTTAGGGAGGTTGTTAACGCCGCCGATGCCCCGAGGTACACCGCCATAGGCACGGCCACGGTTATAAATAAAACGTAACCCCTCGCGAGCCGCAAACCGTGCTACGGCAGCACCGGCATTACTCACGTCTTGAGAGGTTATACCTGTAGCATTCATAACTTCTTGAGCGTAAGTACGAATGGTACTATCTTGATCATCCTCGGTGTGAGCAAAATCAGTATTTGCAACAGCCTGCGAAACCGAGTTAAGAGTACTACTACTAAAAGCAGCGGCAGTAGAACCAATAAGAGTTGAAGACTTATCAGGAATCGCTTCAGTATGTAAAACAACTTCAGCTTGGAGTGGAGTAATAGAACCTGCAGTAGTGCTAGTTGAAACACCTTCAACTGCTACCAACAGGCATCCCCAAGAAAGAGGAATCTGGAACGTATTAGGATTAGTATCAGCAGCACCTGCTTGAGATGGACTTGAAAATGTAGAAGAATAACGAAATGCAGTCTCGTCTGTCCACTTATTAATAAGAGTAATAGGACTCTGGGTAAGAGACGCGAGCGTCACACGTTTATAAAACGTATAACCAGAAATCTGGGTTAGACTACTAGCCAATTGCGTATACGGAACAACACCAGTATTCAAACTACCCATACTGGTCTCCGTAGCTAAAGCAATATGAACAAACCCT